CTGGCGAGAATTTCGAGCGCTTATCTGAAAAAGCACTTGAAATGGGCAGAACAACCAAATTTACGGCGACGCAGGCAACCGAAGCACTAAATTATATGGCTATGGCGGGCTGGGACAGCTCGCAAATGATGGATGGCCTAGAGGGTATCATGAACCTCGCTGCTGCGTCTGGTGAGGATTTGGCGTCTGTTAGTGACATTGTAACGGACGCCTTAACGGCTATGGGGCTTAAGGCGTCTGACAGTGCGCATTTTGCGGATGTCTTAACTGTAGCTACACTAAAAAGCAATACAACTGTTAGCATGTTAGGAGAGGCGTTTCGCTACGTCGCTCCCGTTGCAGGCCAAATGGGGTACTCAATCGAGGATTTAGCGCTGGCGCTTGGTACAATGGCTAACTCGGGCATTAAGGCGTCGCAGGCTGGCACTGCGCTCCGCGGTGCTCTTGTGCGCATGACTATAGCCCCTGGGCAGGTTAAGGAGGCTATGGATGAGTTAGGCATTACCATGTACGACACAGCAGGCAACGCAAAACCTTTGGGCGTGCTGCTAGACGAGCTGCGCACAAAATTTAGCGGTTTAACACAAAAAGAGGCTGCATATTATGCGGGTGTAATTTTTGGCCGTACATCAATGGCAGGAATGTTGACCATTCTTAAAGCAAACCAAAAAGAATGGGACCGCTTGCGGGACGTCTTATCTAAGGCTAATGGTGAGTCTCAAAGAGTCGCGCGTGAAATGCAGCAAACCTTTTTAGGGCAGTTAACGGTTTTACAGAGTGTAATTAGTGGCATAATTTTACAGTTCCAAAAAGATGTTTTGCCTGCTTTGACAAACTTTGTTAGATATTTGCAGGATATTGGCACAAAATTTACACAGCTTGACGCAGGGACTCGCAAGGTGGTTTTAGCGCTTGTTGCTTTTGGCGCTGCTATTGGTCCTTTAGTTGCAGGCTTTGGCGGATTACTGGCTACGGTCGGCGGCGCTATTGCCAGTTTAGGCCTTTTGGCGGTATCATTTGAGGCTATTGCGGCTCTCTCTGCGGCTGCTGTTGCGACATTTGCGGGTTGGGGTGCTGCTATAGCGGCGGCTATTGCGGTTGCGTCGGGAGCAATGGTGACATTTACAGCGGCCTTTGCTGATTTGATGGCCAATAGCGAGGATTTTCGCAAGCAATTTATGGTCGTGATTGGCGATATTAAAATAGCTTTTGTTCAGCTTTGGGATGATTTTCGCGCTGCTCTTGATGAATTTGCAGGCAACAATTTAGAGCTTAAAGATCAGCTATACATTGTTTGGATTTACATAAAAAACGCGATTGCGCCTGTGCTGTTATGGATCGTTGCTGAGGTTAAAAATTCGGTTACACTCATAACAACAATTTTGAGTGGTTTTCTGTCGGTTATTGACGGTATTATAAAAATTTTCAAAGGCAATTTCAGCGAAGGCTTAAATGCTATTTTTACTGGAATTGCTAAGCTGATAAGCAGCTTTTTTATTAGCCTAATTGACCAATTAGGCGACAGTATTAAAGCAATTTGGGGCTTTTTTACCTCTTTCAATAAAAGCTCAAAAGAAAGCGCAGATTACGCAGTGGAAGCAAAAGAGCGCATGATAGAGGCGGCGTTCAAGGCCGCTCTTGGCATTGCTGACAATGCGGAAAAGGTCAAAAAGACCGAGGAGGCGATGGCAAAAGAGCACGCCAAACAGGCTAAACAATATGCCGATACTACTACGCAAATGTACGACGAATTGGGCATAAATACGGATGAAGCTGACAAAGAGGTAGCAGAAAAGAGCGCTAAAATGGGCTTTGATATGGTCACTAATTTCAGCGCTGGCGTCCAACAGTTGCCAGAAGCGATCGGCAGGCAGCGCGTGCCTATGACCGTTGAGGTCGATAAAATGCGGACCGATTTAGTTTCTTCTGGTGATATGGCTGCTGCTGGCTTTGTTGGTGTTATTGACGCTAATTTATCGCAGTTGGAAGGTACTTTTAACGACTATTTAAGCGACGCCCTTGACGTTGTGGACGATTTTACTGCTTCTTTGAGCGATAGCGGGACAAGTTCAGCAGCGGCTTTTTCTGGTGCGTTAACGACTGAGCTAAAAAAAATGCCAGGGGCTTTTAGCACGCAGTTAACGGCTGCATTAAACACCGTTAAAACGTGGTCTGTGAACATGTCGAACGAAGCCAAAACAATGGCAACAACTTTTAACAGAAACGCAGCTGAAACTGCTGCCGATTTAACGGCGCAATTAAACACCAAATTAACCGCATCCCTTAACGTTGCTGGCACGTGGGTGCAAAAAATGGGCGCAAAAGGCAAAGATGGCGCGAAGCTGTTTCTGGATTACATGCTGGCAGCAGTGGACGAACAGGGGAAAGAGATCGAAAAATTTGGGCGTGATATTGCAGAGCATTTGACAATTGGCATTGAAGGCCATTCGGAATGGATCAAAAAGCGGCTAAAAAAAGCATATTTGAAGATTATTAATGATATGGAAGTCGACCTTGGTATAACAAGCAAAGCAACGGGTACGTCGGCTGCTAGTGCTGCCAATGTTGCGTACGCTAGTGATTATAGCTTAGGTTATAGCGCAGGGAGCGGGGCTGTTGCTCAGCGTGCTGGTACTGGCACAGTGCAATCGGCGGCTGCTATGCCTAGTACAATAATTTTCAACTCACCTGTTGCGATTGATGAGATCGAAGCCTCGCGGCTCTTACGCAAGACTCAGCAGGATATGCTACTAGGCTTTTAGGGGCCTTAAAAGCCTGCCTAAAACGGCTTAAAATAGCGCCGTTAAGCGTGGGAGGGATAAAGTTACCTCTCATGCTATAGGACGCCAGGACGGGCCGTTTTAGGTGGGTTTCCTGCCCTTCTCCTGCTTCCGTTTCCGACCGCGCTTCGGAGGTGTATAATGGTCGAGAAAATAACACTCGAAAATTTAGCCACTAACAAGCAGATTGTATTAGGTATGTACCCTAGCCAATCTGAAAATTATGTTTTGTTGAATTGCGATTGGGGGACGGCAGAAGGCAGCCATACTACATATAAATATGCTGACCAAATAGGGGTAAGCATTGTAAGCACAGGACTAGAAACGCGCACAATCTCGATTGTGGGAGCGATAGTTTCAGAAAATGCAGGCAGGCTGCTAGAATGCAAAAAAGAGCTGAATAATTTTATTAATCCTCAGCAGAGAATAAAAATACTGTATAAAAATTATTACATTGTTTTTTATCCGGCAAACTCAATCCGCTATGGCACAGAAGAAAATGAAAATAACGACGTAATTTGCAGGTTTAAGATTGATGGAATTGCTCCCCTGCCGTATTTTTTGGTAGATAACGATTTGCAGGTCGACGCAGTTACAACGATCCCGTTTTTTCATTTTCCGCTTATAATTCCTCCTGGTGGCCTTGTTTTCGGGGTGCGCCAGCCTGCTCAGCTTGTGAGTGTTTATAACGCAGGCGCGTTATCTACTGGTTTCACGCTGATTTTAAGGGCCGTGGGCACGTGCTCGAACCCAAAACTGACAAACGCCCGCACCCTCGAATTTTTCGAGCTGGATAAAGAATTTGTTGCAGGCGAACGTGTTGTTATAAGTACAGTAATAGGCGAAAAAAGCGTTTTAGGAACTATTGCGGGTGAAACATTGAATTATTATAGGTATAAAACGCTAGATTCCAAATGGCTGCAGCTGGAACCGGGTGATAATGTTTTTAGGTTTGACGCGGCTGTTAGCCCACAAAATTTTGAAGTGTATATACAGTTTGCAAACAAATTTTTGGAGGTACAAGAACTAGACTAATGGCACAGCAAAGCGGCAATAAACGGGTGCAGTTGAATAACAGGAATTTAAGGCGAGCGCAGGTGAAGAAAACGACGAATTTTACACCTGCGCTTCCGATGTGCATAAAATTGTAGAATTGTGCAAAACTTATTTTGCAGGCAAGGTTATTTATTGCAACTGCGACAATCCGCAGGAAAGCAATATTGCAAAATATTTTATGCGCAATTTTGCGAAGCTAAAATTGAAAGGTTTGTATTGCACATATTACCGTCAAAACTCTGAGACAAAGGCCTATAAATACTACTATAACGGCGTTAAAATGCGCAGGAAAGAGATTGCAGGCAACGGCAGTTTTGATGATGAAGAATTTGATCGCGTATATAAAAAAGCCGATTTAGTTGTGACAAACCCTCCGTTTAGTTTAGCCCTAAAATTTATACAGCATTTGATAAAAAAAAACGTCAAATTTTTGATTGTCGCAAATTTCAATATTTGCGGAACCGAAGAGCTAATCGAATACTTTGAACGCGGCGATTTACAGTTTTGTCCGCTGCGTGATTGCAGGCTGCGCTATTTTGGTGTACCAATTAGCGCAGAAAACAATATGAACTTTACTGGCCAAAAACAGTGCCGTTTAGGAAATTGTTTTTGGTTAACGAATGATAAAACGCTTTTTCCGCGTAAAAAATACGTAACTTTGACTAAATATAACAAAACAGAGCACAGGCCTTTTGATGATTGGGAACACTGCATAAACATTAATAGGCTATCACAGACGCCCTGCGACTATGAAGGCTTAATTGCAGTGCCAATATCGTATATTGTAACACCATTGGCGGGCTTCCGCTTTATCGGCATGTGTTCGACAGGACACGGTTTTGTGGAGGACCGCATAAAGCCGTTTTTATACCAGGATGGCAAGCAGTGTTTTAAGCGCTGCTTAATCTTAAGGACTCATACTGTTGGGATTGGAGGCGATAACTATTGGCGCAGAATTCAGTCATTATATACGAATTAAAAAACAGCCTCAGCAATTCGAGCGATAATTTTTATGCGATTGGAGAGTTAAACCAATTTGACAGCGCGATTTTGCGCAGGAAATATTGCGGCTATGGTAGTTTTGAAATTTGGGCACCAATTACTGCCGATAATCGGGCGCTTTTCACTTTGCCTGCCGACAATTCCCTGAGGTTTGTGTATTTTGGCGGCTATGTAGCAGGTTTTATCGAGAGTGTCCAGGGCGAGACTGATCAGCATGGGCAGTTAAGGTATCATATCACAGGCAGGACCTGCGAGGCGCTTTTACTTTTCCGTGTTTTCGGCTTGGCACGGCAGAGCGGCGCGAATACGGTTATCACCAATACAACAACATTTAGCGGCCTAAATGCGGTCCAGATTGTGCCTAAAATGCTTTCGGACTGTTACCAGCCGGATTGGAATAACGGCAATCTGCGCAGAATCCCGCATTTAGCGCCTCCTGTTTTTGGCGGCGATATACCTGCTGCTGTGTTTGAGTTTCAGCGCACGGGTGGGACATTATACGACGGCGTAATAGATTTTTTAAGCCAGGAGGCATTAAGCCTGGGTTTCTGGGTTAAATTTGACCCTTACAATAGGCAGCTAATCCCTTATGTGTATGCAGGCGTTAACCGATCCGCTTCTCAAACTGCAGAGAATATTGTTGTTTTTAGCGACCAATTAAATGATATTTTGCAGTCGCAGTATATATATGACAGCTCAAATTTTAAGAATGTTGCATACGTTTTAGGTGAGGGCGAGGGTGCGGACCGCGTGTTTGTGCAGTCAATGCGCGCGGGGAGCAGCTATAGCCTGTCGTATGATACAGGACTAGGCGATGTGCCGAATTTTGCACTCCGTGAATTGTATGTAGATGCAAGGGACGTATCACGGAAAAGCCAGGCAACAATTACCGATAATAGCAATGCAAGCACAACATTGACAGATGCTCAGTACTATACAGCGCTTGCCAGGCGCGGGACGCAAAAACTTGCAGAATGCAATGTTTTGAACACATTTAACGCCACTATACGCACGGCAGGGAATGTAATGTACCAATATGGCGACGATTATACATTAGGTGACATTATCACGATTGAGGATACAAGGTTAGGCATTAGCGTGAACACGCGCATTATGGCCTCAGAAGAAACGTTCGGAGCGCAGTACAGTTTAAGCCTTTCTTTTGGCGAGGAGCCTGCTACGCTTAACAAAAAGCTAAACAGTTTATCAAACGGCTTAACAAACTGACAATAAAAGGAGCGAAAAAATGGAAACAAGCGGTTTTTTTGATGCTACAATAGTTGACAGCGTTTACGACCGTGTTTATGTGGCAGCGCAATTTGCTAATTATTTTTCATGTTTTGTTGGCAACGGCGTTTTTTTGGGGCGCGGCCAAAGCCTGCAGGTTAGCGCATCCTCTCCCGCTGCTATGTCAGTTGTTTTGCAGGCAGGGCGTGCGTGGATAAATGGCTATTGGTATAGCAATGATACACCTTTGACGCTGGATTTGGAGCTATCTGATGCCGTTAATCCGCGTATTGATACAATTATCCTAAGGTATGATACAAGCGCACGTGCGATTGAGGCAAAGGTTATGACAGGGACGCCCTCAGCGGCCCCACAGCCCCCTGCGATTGTGCGCAATGCTGACTACTACGATCTAAGACTGGCAGATATTCGTATCAATCCCGGCGTTATTACGATTTCCCCTTCTGTAATTACTGATACCCGCCCTAATTCTGCCGTTTGCGGCTGGGTTTCCGGCTTGATTGAGCAGGTCGACACAACTGATTTATTTGACCAATTCCAGGACGCGCTAAACAATTTTATTACTAATGAGTCTGCAACATTTGCGCAGTGGAGCACGTCGCAGCGCAATGCGTATGATACCTGGATCAACGGTCAAGAAAGTTCATTTGAAAATTGGAAAAGCACGCAGGAAACGAATTTTTCGAATTGGTTCATTACAAATACTGGCACATGGAGCACACAGTTTAACGATTGGTTCGAAAGTGTGCAGGACCAAATGGAAGGCGACGTTGCAACGCAATTAGTGCAGCAGGTTACAGAATTAAATTCCCGCGTGGATAACACGGAAAAAATGCTGATTAAAGGCAATGCTTTTGCGCCATTATCCACACAAAACAACGAATTATTGCAGACTTACAATGGTGAGGTAATTTTGCTGGAATGGAAACTGTAAAATTATGCAAGCACAATAAACAAATTTGCGCATAAATATTTATTTTTGGAGGCTAAAAATGGCAGTATTAAGCGTTGAAACAAAAAAAATTAGCGAGCTTGCAGCTGCAACAACGTTAGCTGCAAACAGTCTATTTGTCGCTGATATGCCCAATGTTGGGACTCAGAAATTGGCTTATAGTGACTTGGTAAACAACGTCAAAGACAGCTTAAACATCCCCCGCACGGCGGACGCCGTGGCAACAAGCGCGATAGCGATTGATTATACGGACAGTGTTACACAGGTAGCCTCGGCTGCTAGTGTATATACCGCTAAAAAGCGGCTAGATGTTATTACTATGGATACCCTAGCTTACCAGGGATCGCTTGTATCTCAGCAGTGGCAGGAGTGGACACTGTCGGACCTTTTGGCCGCTATACGCACGGGAGACCCCTTAGCTTATCCTTTGGGCGCTTATATCGTGACTAATACCGATTTATGGTGGGTTGTAGCTGCAAAGAATTATTACCCGCAAGAGGCTAACTACATGGGAACATGGCGGCCTCATGCGGTCTTAATGTGTGCTGATAATGTCGCAGGCGGAAGCGGCTATGTGTACAACTCTAGCAACAGTAACGAGGGAGGTTATAACGCCTCCGGCCTGCGTACCTGGCTAGAGGGCACTTTTTACAATACTCTGCCTGCTGATTTGCGCTCAAATATCTTGCAGATTAACGCCCGCGAGGCTATCACAGGCAGTTCAGCGCCCTCGACTTTTGCGCGTTATATTCAGCTGCCGAGCGCGTCCCAGTGCTATGGCGGCGTATCATACGGCCCAACCTATGCTGAGGCCGGACTGCAATTTCCGCTTATGCGCTGCTGGGATTTTGCTGCATCCGATTTAACGTCCGGGCACCAAGTTTTTTGGACCTCCACGCTGCTACAAGACAGCACGACAAGTTTTTTGGCGTTCAATGGGCGCGATTATCGCATGACTTATGGACAAGCCAGGAATGGCCAGTTTGTGAGGCCTTTTATCGTTGTTGGCTAATTTTGCTTTTTTGCTATTGCAATAGTGCAAAAGGAGGCAAAAAATGGAGCAAATTACGCGCGGAGAATTCCAGATTTTTCGCGAAAGTGTCGCAAAAAGCATACAAAAAATTGAAAATAGCATATCACAGGTCCATGATTTAGCCGCTTCGGTACGTGAATTGGCAATTAGTGTTAAGCAAATTGCTGATAACCAACAAAAAATGAACACTAAACTGGAAAATTTGCAGCAAAAAGACGGCGAGATGTGGCGAAAATTGGTGAGTTATGTTATAACTGCGGTTGCAGGGGCTGCAATTATGCAGGCCTTCCAAAAATTCAGTTAACATTTGCCTGGATTTTGTTTACAAAACTAAACTAAACTGTTTACAAATATTCAACAAAATTAGCAGGATTTTCCCGATTTTTTTCCGAACTTAAACACGTTCGTTCAAGGGGCTGCACCCCCTAACAACCCCCTTTGAATGAAGAACCGATAAGGTTCGGAATGAAAAGGGGGCAGGGTTAACAGCCAAAACTGCTAAATATCAACAATCAGCAATAGTTTCAGAATGAAACATTTGCTGCTTGGCAATTAAGATATATACAACTTTACAGCTGCATACATATTCTTCTTCACCCTCTGCTATGTATGCAGCTGTTTTCATTCCTTCTTTGTTCTGTTAACATTTCCAGTTACAACATACTTACATTTAGGGGCTTAAATATATAACACTTTCGGGGGCTTAAACAATTTAATTATTATAATATATTGTTTGCTTATTTCTTTGGTTACTTTCTTTGTTACTTATTTTTTTGTTTTATTTTTTTTCAGCTTATTGCTTATTGCTTATTGCTTATTGCTTATTGCTTATTGCTTAATATATATACGCACGCGCAAAAAATTTTTTGGCCGTGGGGGCATTGACAAAATTTTTTGTTTGCAGTATAATTTGCGGGAAAGGAGGAAAGAAAATGCAAAAAGAAAAAGCGAAGAAAAAAAACAAAAAAGAGCAGCTTTGCCACTTTGATAAATTTGTTCTTTTTGGCAGAAGAAAATACAGTTTAACAAAAAGCGATATTTGCTCTGTTCTGCTTTTCGGAAATGATTTTGATTATAAAGAACACATGCACAAAACAGTTTTTCTGAAGTGTTTTATCGGCAATAAAGTTTTGTATTACAAAACTTTTTACGACAGTTATCAAATTTTTTCTGCTTTGGCTTCTTGTTTTGCAGCTGCAAAGCAGGCGGTCTGCAAACAATATGGCTGCGTTGATTTAGAGTCAGCAGTCGAGGCAGGCATGACAAGCGCAGGGCAAATGGTGCGTTATACCGAGCGCGAGGCCCCTGCCGAGATTGCTGAGAAAAAATGTCCTGTTGATTAGCAAAAAAAAATATTTTTCAAAACCCCTTGAAAAAAGTGAATAGTATGCTATAATAAACATGTCAGCAGGACAAAGCAGCTGCTGAAAAAACCTCCAGGAGGAAAGAAAAATGTTAAAATTCGATGTTGAAGGCAAAGAAAGCCAGATAAGCGTTATCACCATTGACACCGAGGACTGGACCCGCTACGACGAAGAGATTTGGGAGGCCAATGTAATGGCCGATATGATTGAGGGCGGCGTCGAGTGCGACGAAGAGGGCCGCTGGGTAGTAGATCGCGAAGAGTATAGGGCTTTGGAAGACAGCGCCCGCGAGTATGCTGAGCACTGGGATGTTGAGGATAGCAGATACAAATATGAAGCAATTCTGAGCTAAAAAAAAACGGCGGCTGCGTAAAAAAAGCGCAGCCGCCTAATGCACAGAAAAAAAACGTTTGACAAAAAGAAAAAAATGCGCTATAATTTGCGCAAGAAAGGAGGGTGACAAATGGGGTTACGCAGAACAGCAATGCAGCAGCAGCGAGCCGCCGAGTATGCAGCACACTGCCCACTAGGCACGCTCTGCGCTTATAATGCGGGCGGTGTGATTAAAACGGCTAAGATGATTGATCGCGCTGCTACTTATGTTGTGCTGGAGCACTTGAGTGGCAAATGTTACGAGGTCCCGTACAAACTGATTGTATGGGTTAAAACGGGCAAATCATGGCCTGGCTTCCTAATGGATATTTTTCGGAGGCAAAAAGAGAAAAGCTTTGGTGCTTGACAATTTTTTGCGGTATAATTTTTCAAGAAAGGAAAAAACTGTGAGCCTGCTAAATGAGATATGTAGCTTTCTGGAAGAGAAAGCAAAGTTTGAAGAGGTAGAAAAAAAGTTTAAGGCTAAGAAAGCCTTGTTCTACGCGTATGTCGAAAAAAGCGTGTGCACCCAGAAGCTGGGGATGCGCGTTGAAATCCCAGATGAACGCGGAGAGGGTGATTATATCTTGACACGCGTCCAGCGTATAAAAGTGGTCTGGGATACAGATAAAACGGAGCAGGCGCTTAAGGCCTATGATAGCGAGCTTGCCTCGCAGGTGGTACAAAAAGAGCTTGTATTGATGGACAAGCCGGGATTTATTGCTTATGCAAAGAGTCTCGGAGCTGAGGTTAAAAAAATGCTCAGCTTTTTTGTTGTAAATAAAAAAATCGACGACAAGGCGCTGAATGCTTTGTGTGAGCAGGGGCTATTGCCGGAGCACAAGCTAAACGGATGCTACAGTGTGGACGCGGGCGATCCTTATTGGAGAGTCACGCACAAAGAGCGCATAAAAAAGCCTGCTGAAACGTAATCCCTAAGTGCAATTCCCAGGAGGGCAGAAATGTTTAGCCCCGAACGAATTTTGGATTATTATGGTATATACTATGTTCGGGCTGGGTCTAAGCTGCGCATAAACTGCCCTTTTCACACTGAGCAAAACGCAAGCTGTTATATAGACAAAAATTTCAGTTGGTTTTGCTTTGGGTGCGCACGGCACGGAAGCTTAGCAGATTTTCTGGAGCAAATTAGTTCCGAAAACAAAAAAAAATTTGCAGGCTTAAACAGCTTGCAAAAAATGCTAGAGTGTGCTACAATACTTAGGAAAGCAAGGGCAGGGAGCATTGCAGAATACATAAAGCCTGCCTGCGCAGAAAAAAAAAATGTCCAGGAGGAAAAAGAGAACCGGCTAAAGGCTTGGCAGCATTACACAGGGCTTCCTGCTGTTGACTGGGAGAAGCCGCTCAAAGGTGAACAGGGGGAAGCGCAGGAGTATATTTTGGGCCGCGGTTTTGAGCCGTGGCTGCTGAATAGGAGCGGCTGCAAATACAATTATAACAGCCGGTATCCGCTTATATGGCCTATAGGCGACAACGGCAGATTTAAGGGCTGGGTGGCGCGTACAACAGCAGCAGGGCAGGAGCCTAAATACCTGTATAACCATGGTTTTGCCAAACGTAGTTGTTTGGCGGGACTGTATGGCAGCAGTGAAACCGTTGTAGTTACAGAGGGCCTATTAGACCGCTTAAAGCTTAACCAGGCAGGGATTGTTAAGGACGCGGTCGCGCTGCTGGGTTGGCACATGTCAGAGCAGCAGGAGCAGCGCCTTAAGTCAGCAGGTGTTAAGCGCATTATATGCGCACTAGATAACGACGACGCAGGGAGCAGGGGATTGGCAAGGCTTGCCGAATCGTTTGATGTGCTGCAGTGGCGTTATCCGATAGGAGTAAAAGATTTAGGCGAGCTGAGCGGCGAAAAATTAAAAGCTGTATGCTCAACAAATTTAAGCCTTTTTGCGAGGTGAAAAAATGGGGATTTTAGACAAGATTAAGGCAGAGGCTGCCAAAACAGGCGGGAGCCGCGGGAAGTTTTTTTATGTCAAGGACGGCGAAAAATCGCGCATCCGTTTTTTGCAGGAGCTAGATGAAGGGCTAGAGGTTCCTTTTCATGACAGTTTCGAAAAAAATATAAACGTTCCGTGTCAAAAAATGTTTGGTCGTGAATGTCCTTATTGCGGGGAATCGGCGCTGAGAACGCGTTCTCAGTATGTTTGGAGTGTGTATAATTATGAATATGACGAAGTGCAGATTTTGATGTACCCGATGAACCAGTGCTCACCTTTGGGACAGTTTGTTGCAGCGCACGAACAGTATTGCACAATCACTGATCGCGATTATGTTGTGGCGTGCACAGGCAAGCGGCAAAACAAGAGTTTTAGTGTAATGCCACTAGACAAATTGGCGTTTAAGATTGCCAATGTTAAGCCATTTAGCCGCGAAGCGCTGATAAAAATGATAGATGCAGCGTATCCGTGTAATCTCCAGGGCAGGGGCGCGGCTGCTGAGGAGGATTTCTCGGTCCCTTTTGATCGGAAAAACGCGGCGGGTGCCGACGACGTGGAACAGGCTAAAGCATTATATAAGCAATGCAAAGAAAAGGGGCTGCATGTTGAACCCCGCAAAAGTGCAGAGTCTTATAAAAAGCAGCTGGAAGATTACGAAAAACAGGCTAAAGACTGGGACATTCAGTTTGAAGCCGACGAATGGTAGAATTTTTGGGCAGTTTTGGAGGCTTTTTTCTTCCTTTCCTCCTTCAGAATTGCCCTTCTTCTTTTTAGGGGGTGGACATGTCAGAAAAGCCTTATGAAAGTATTGATTGTATAGGCAGTTATGATTGCGATTGCGGGGTATGCGCAGAGTTCGTAATTAAGTGTGATAGCAGCAATAATAAAAAATATTTTTTCGTTATACTGGACAAAAAAGAAGACAAAATGTTATTTTATGAAGCCCCGTCGAAAGCATATTTAGGGGTGCGCACTAAGGCAAAGCGTTTTCCCGTTTTGTCGCAGGCTAGCAAAGCGCCGTGCTCAGTGCATTTACAAAGTCTAATTTCTGTTTTGGCGGTTGAAAGTCATGATTACAGCTGTCAAATTTGCGGTTTGGTTGCGGAGGCGTTTAAGGTTTTCGGTCTTCCGTTGCGTGGATAACTGGCTTAAAATACTGCCAAAAGGAAAGGATTTAATATGTTTGATCTGCATAGGCATGATATGTTTTCGCTTTTCGATGGTTTCGGCACTGCACAGGATTTGGCAGCGCAGGCTAAAGCCCTTGGTTATACGGCTTTGGGCTTGACTAACCACGGCAACACCTGCGGCTTATATAAGCATTATCGCGCCTGCAATGATATAAAAATTAAGCCGGTCTTAGGCGTCGAAGGTTATTTTTTGCCTGTATATGCAGAGAAGCAGCGGGGGTACCATTTGATTTTAGCCGCTAAAAATTTGCAGGGCTATTGCAATATCAATAAACTGCAGACTGAAGGCGAAAAGCGCAAATTTTATAATCCGATCTGGGATTTTGCTTTAGTCAAAAAATATTCTAAAGGTTTGATCTGCACATCTGCATGTATATCGGGATATTTATCGCAGGCGTTATTGGCGGGAAAGCGTGAAAAAGCGGCGCGTTTTTGTTTGAAAATGCAGCAGATTTTCGGCAAAGATTTTTTTGTTGAATTGCAGCCGTATAAAATTGACGAAAACGGCACGCAAGAAAAAGTAAATACTGAGATTGTAAAACTTGCAAAAGA